ACCAGACGAGCATGAGAAAAGGTCGAGAGGTTAAGGAGAAACTCCCGAATCACCCCATCGCCAACCTGCTGCGGCAGCCGAACGAATGGCAAAGCAGGTTCGACTATTGGCAGGACGCTGCGAGCGCATACGTGCGCCATGGGAAGTACATCGCGAAAATCGGGCGCGGCGCCACCGGCCCGATCCGCAGGCTCTACCCGGTGAAGCCATCCGCGGTCGAGGTGAAGCAGGACCGCGACACCCTGGCGGTGACCTTCTCGTATAACGGCGAGGAATGGCCGTTCGACAAGGTGCATTTCGTGCGCGGGCCGTCTCGCGACTTCGTAACGGGCGATTCGCCCGTGTCCGACCTGTCGACCACGATCGCGCTCGAGCTCGCGGCCGAGGAATACGGCGCGACTTTCTTCCAGAACGGTGCCGTGCCGCTGCTGATGTTCCAGTACAAGCAGGGATTCAAGGGATTCAAGACGCCGGAGGACGAGAAGAAGTTCATTGATTTATTCCAGACAGCGTTCGGCGGAAACAAGCGGCACTCGGCATTTTTGCTGCCTCCGGGAATCGAGACCGGGGCGCCAGTGCCGGTGGAGAACGAGAAGGCGCAGTTCCTTCAGACTCGTCAGACGCAACGCAACATCATTGCTGGCGCATTCGGTGTGCCGCCTTACCACGTCGGCGATCTGACCTCGGGGAAATACAACAACGTCGAGCAGCAGTCCGAGGATTTCACGCTGAACGTGATCATGCCTCCGGTGCAGGCGTTCGAATCTGCGATGGAGCGCGATTTTTTCACGCCGGCGGACAGGAACGCGGGGCTGAAGATCAGGTTCAACCTGGACGCCGAGTTGCGCGCGTCCTTCTTCGAGCGCCAGCAGGGCCAGCAGATTCAACTGCATAACGGCGTAATTACGCCGAATCTTTGGCGCGAGCGTGAGGGCCTGCCGCCCAGGACCGACCCGGCGGGCGACGAATACCAGCAATCCGTCCAGACGCAAAGCGGAGCGAAGCCGAATGAACCCGACCCGACTAACAACGCGCCTGCAGATTAAGTCGCTCTCGAGCATGCAGTTCGAGGGTCACGGCGCAGTATTCGGAAACGTCGACCTTGGCGGCGACGTGATTCTGCCGGGCGCGTTCAAGCGCACTCTGGCCGAGCACAAGGCAAACGGTTCGTTGCCTGCGATGTTCTGGCAGCACGACCGCACGCGCGTGCCCGGAAAATGGCTGGACGTTGGGGAGGACGACAATGGCCTGCCGGTCAAGGGTGAACTGGCGCCTACGGAACTGGGGAAAGAAGTTCACACGCTCCTAAAAATGGATGCGGTTAGCGGGCTGTCCATCGGCTATCTCCCGATCCCGGGGCAAGTCGAATACGACGAGGGCGTGCGGATTCTCAAAGAGGTGGAGCTGTTCGAAGTCTCCATCGTCGCCATCCCCATGAATCCGAAGGCGCAGATCGCGCACGTCAAGTCCAGGCTGTCGGCGCGAGGGGAGTACGTCCCGACCGACAAGGAGATGGCGGAACTGAAGCGCGAAGCAGAGCGCTACCTCCGCGCGCGCGGCTTCAGTCGCAGCATGGCGATGCAGTGCGCCAAGAACCTATTTCAAGAATTCGATTTCAGCGCGACGCTGGAATCGGACACCAAACAGCGCGAAGCTGAGAAACCAAAAGGCCAACCGAGCGCGACGCCGGATGAGCTGGAAGTAATCGCAGGCCTGGAGGGGTTCAAGGAGCGTCTGCTCCTCGCGGATCTCGACCGGACCTTCCAACGCATTTTTCATAGGAGCTAGCCATCATGGCTAACGAAATTCTGCAAAAGATCGACGAGTTCGGCGAGGCCGTCGCGCAGATGCGCAAGGCCCACGAGGAAAGCGTCGCGGAACTGAAGAAGGGCAATGAGGCGCGCGGCAAGGAACTCGAAATCCAGGCCGACCGCTGGAACAAGAAGATCGACGAGCTGCTGAAGGTGACTTCCGCCCTGAACAAGGAGAACGAGGCGCAGAAGACGCGCCTGGAGATCCTGGAGGCGCTTTCCGATCGCCCGAAGGGCACGCCGGTCGAGCAGCTCGAGCAGAAGCACACGCAGGCGTGGCTGAAATCCCTGCGCTCCGGATTCAAGGACTCGGCCCTCGAGTCCGAAGTGAAGGGCTACGAGAAGCAGCTCATCCAGATGAAGGCGAACGAGGTGCTGTCCGGCACCGCGCTGCAGGGCGGTAACGCCGTTCCGCGGATCGTCTCCGAATCGATCGACAAGCTGGTGCTGAAGCTCTCGGACATCCTCCCGGAGGTGAACAACGTCACGGTCGGAAGCCCCGACTACAACGAACTCGTGACGATCTCGGGCGCGAACGGGGGCTGGGTGGCGGAGACCGGCACGCGCAGCCAGTCCGTCGCGGCGAACCTGCGCAAGGTGACGATCACCCACGGCGAGCTGTATGCGTTCCCGAGGGCGTCGAACTGGTCGCTGCAGGATCTCTTCTTCGACGTTCTGGGCTGGCTGACGATGGACGCAGCCGACACGTTCGCGGTCAGCATCTCGACCGCGATCCACTCGGGCAACGGCACGGCCAGGCCGACGGGCATGTTCAACAGCGCGCCGACCAACGTCGACGACTACGCATCCCCGATGCGCGCCGCGGCGGTTTACGAGTACATCGCGACCGGCTCCTCGCCGATCACCACGGAACCGAGCCTCGACGACCTGATCGACCTGCAGGTGGCGCTGCGCCGGCCGTATCAGCCGAACGCCAAGTGGGCGATGAACTCGGTCACGATGGGCAAGCTGCGCCAGAAGAAGGACACGCAGGGTCAGTACCTCTGGCAGCCGAGTGTCCAGTCGGGCACGCCTGACCTCCTGCTCGGCAAGCCGGTGATCATCTGGGAGGACATGGCGAACTACGCCGGCAGCGCCATCCCGATCGCCTACGGCGACTTCAGGCGCGCGTACACCTTCGCGCGGATCAGCGGCATGAGCATGATCCGCGATGAAGTGACGGTTCCTGGGTTCACCAATTTCCTGCTCGCGCAACGGGCTGGCGGGATTCCCCGGAATAACGACGCTGTCAAGGCACTCAAGCAGATCGCCTCGTAATCTGTACCTTGAAGGGTGCGGGCCGGCTCATCACCGGCCCGCTTTTTGATGCTGACGAATTACCAGAACAAGGCGGTGGTTCCAAGGGCCGCGCGGCAGTCTCCCTGGTTCGTCATCGCGTCTGGGCCGTCCCTAACCGCCGAGGACGTGGCGCTGCTCGAGGGGCAGCGTGTAGTCGCCATCAACGACAATTACCTTCTCGCGCCATGGGCGGCTGTGCTCTACGCGGCCGATCCGATTTGGTGGGAGTGGCACGCGGAGCGGGCCGAGTTGAAGGCGTTCAATGGCCGCAAGATCACGCAGGACAAGGAGGCCGCCGAGCGATACGGCCTCGAGTACATTCGCAGCGTGGACGCGGACGGGCTTTCGCGTGACCCCGCCTACGTGCACAAAGGGTCGAACTCCGGAATACAGGCGATCAACCTGTCCTATCACCTCGGCGCGCGGCGCATCGTGCTGCTCGGGTTCGACATGCAGGCGACCGGCGGAAAGGCGCACTGGTTCGGCGATCACCCGAACGGTTTCCGGTCGAACTGGGAGAAGTGGATCTGGCGCTATCAGCTCGTCGCCGACGACGCGCAGCGCATGGGCATCGAGATCATCAACGCGAGCAGGGAAACTGCACTCCGATGCTTTCCGCGCGCACCGCTGTCGTCCTTGCTACCGGACCGAGTCTAACGCCGGAAGTGCTGGCGGCGGCGCGCCGCGGGCAGGAGAGAGGCGCTTGGGCGGTGTACGGGATGAATCATGTCTGGCGAGACTTTCCGACGCTCGACGTGTTTCTAGCGTGCAACCCGGAGTATTACGAGACGCAGTGGGACCTCGGCCTCAAGCACCACCGCGCGGCGAAGTGGACGTGGGATTGGAAGACGGCAATGAAGTACGGGCTGAACTTCATCCCGGGGAAGTGGGCGGACGGCTTCAACAAGGACGGAAGCTGCATCCATTACGGGCACAGTTCCGGTTTCCAGTTGCCGCAGATTGCCTATCACGACGGCTTCAGGCGCCTGCTGCTGTGCGGGTATGACATGCGCTACGCGGCCGATTACGACGGCAAGAACCAGCGAATCGGGTCCGCGCCGCGGCACTATTTCGGAGAGTACGAGGACGCGGCATTGAACCATTGGCCGTCGGTGAAGGTGAAAGACGGCGTTCACGTCGAGCTGATCGAGCAGTTCGAAAAGGTGAAGCGGCTGAATCCCGAGGTGGAGATCATCAACTGCTCGCCGGGATCGGCGATGACGTGCTTCCCGATGGCGACGCTCGAGCAGTTTCTCGATGGGTGACATTCGCAGGCCCGAGACTTTCCGCGAGGGGTGGCGGGGTGGCCTGCCGGAAACGCCCTGCGGCTACGGCTCCACGATGGGCGCCACGGCGGCGCAGCGACGATGGATTCCCGGGCTCATCACGGTGTACGAGATTCGCACCATTGTTGACGTGGGCGCCGGTGACCTGAACTGGATCAGGCACACGGATTTGCGCGGCGCACAGTACACGCCGCTTGACCTCGTGCCTCGGCTGCCAGAAGTGAAGGCGTTCGACCTGGTACGCGAGGTCCCGCCGCAGGCCGACCTGTTGCTGTGCCTCTGGGTGCTGAATCACCTGGACATGGAGCCGTGCCGCAAGGCGATTGCGAACCTGAAGGCGAGCGCCGCTCGGTTTCTGCTGATGACCGATCGGCCGATCTGGCATAGCGAACAGCCGCCGGAAATCGTCATGCCGTACGTGGAGGAGCTGAAGCTGAACGAGAAGGGCGACCGCCTGCTGCTATGCCCGATGTAACGGTCTTCTGCGTGTGCGTCGGGGCTAAGTACCCGGCGGGCTATGTCTACGCACTGCGCGAGGCGGTCGCGGCGAATCTGAAGACGCCGCACCGATTCCGCTGCATCACCGAGCACGAGTTCGAAGGCGTGGAAACCGTGGCGCCGCCGCTGGCGTATGGGGGATGGTGGAGCAAGATTGGCTTGTTCGCGCCTGGGGTCGCGACCGGGCCGAGCCTGTACTTCGACTTGGACGTAGTCATCACGGGGCAACTCGATTACCTGGCCGAGTACGCGCAGCACGAGTTCGCGGCACCGGCGAACTGGGCGCGTTCCGGGCACGGCGGAATTCAGTCGTCGGTGATGGCGTGGCGCGGCAACTGGAGCGCGCCTTACGAGTACATCGAGCCGCAATGGCCTGCAGTGAAGCAAAGGCTATGGGGCGATCAGGAATTGCTGTGGGAGATGCTCGGCGATTGCTGGGTGCGCATCCCGCGCGTGTACAGCTACAAGTACCACTGCCTGAAAGGAAAGCGCCCGGATGACATGGCGGTGTGCGTGTTCCACGGCGACCCGAAGCCGGCAGATGTAGAGGACGAATGGTTGTTGCCATCCACCTCAACGCTACGCAGCCTCATCAGCTCGAGCACGGCCGCTGGCTCAAGAAAGGCATCGAGCGCCACGGGCTGAACGTAGTCGTCACGGAAAGCCCGACGATGCCGGCAGACGTTCACGTGGTCAGCGGGCCTCACTACGCGAAGGAACACTGGCTTGGACACCCGCGGACGCTGGTTCTGGACCGCGCCTACTACCACGAAGGCAGGACCGGCCGCTGGCACAGCATGGATTGGGTAAGCCTCGGCTGGATGCGCGAGGACGGTGGCCGAAGATTCAGGACTGGCACGGGACGCCAGGCGCCAAGAATCGAGGGTCGCCCGGCGCAAGGCGGAACGATCTTTCTTGCGGATTTCGGCGGGCCGATAGAGCCGGCCGATACCGTGCGGAGGCACCCGGCGGACGAGAAGCCGCAGGAGTCGCTGCGCGATGCGCTGCGCCGGCACCGCAAGGCCATCGGCTACACGACGACGGCGCTTGTCGCTGCTGCGCTTGCCGGGTTGGAGATCGTTTGCAAGGACCGGCGAAACATCTTGTGGGAGCCGAAGTGGCTTGAACTGCTTCCATACGCTGACTGGCACTGGTCGGAAATCGAATCCGGGGAGGCGTGGGCGCACATGAGGCAATCGTTATGAGCACCGCGCTGAAACTCGTGACGGCACCGATCATCGAGCCGGTGACGCTCGAGGAAGCTAGGGTTCACTGCAAGGTGACCTCGACGGCAGAGGACTTTCTGCTGGAACTGGCGATCAGAGCGGCACGCGAGCACGCCGAGGCTTATACCGGGCGTCGGTTCGTGACGCAGACATGGGACTACTTCCTCGACTGCCTGCCGATAGGGGAGATCGAGTTGCCATACGGGCCGCTGGTCTCGGTGACGTCGGTCAAGTATTTC